AATAGCAATGTTTACGCCGTGGGTATCTGTTGAGCGTATTGAGGCGCTTAGTGAAATAAGCAATCTGTTTTATATTAGTGGCGCCGGTATCGTTGGCGCGTATATGGGCACCACAGCGTGGATGAGCCGTAAATGATAGATGCCTTCTTGTTGCTGGTATACTTGGGCACAGGAGACTTTCGCAAGCTAGAGTCTGGCAACATGTATTTCTACTCTGTTACAGAATGTAACTACTTTGCCTCACAGGTGTCAAAAAGGTACGGCAACTACCAGTATTCTCAATACCTTGACGCGAAGGACAGAGTAACGGCATACTGCGTACCTAAACAAGTGGATGCAGAACAAGTGAAAGTGTACTGATGTTACAGGCTCTGATTGGACCTATCTCCGGCTTAGTTGGGTCATGGATGGACTCAAAGACCGAAGAGCAGCGCGGTAAATCGGCTGTTGCCAAAGCCAAGGCGGAAGCCGAGGCCAAGGTCATGGTGTCCGCCGCTACATCAACGGCTGACTGGGAAAAGTTGATGGCGAAGGGTAGCCAATCGTCCTGGAAAGATGAGTGGTTAACAATTTTGTTCTCGATTCCATTGATCCTAGCTTTTGCTGGGGAGTGGGGCAGAACAATCGTTGCCGAGGGCTTTGCTGCATTACAAGTGATGCCGGACTGGTATCAATACACACTCGGAGTTATTGTTGCCGCCAGCTTTGGCGTCAGATCCGCCACGAAGTTTTTTGGAAAGAAGTAGGAGAGCACTATGCCACTAACAGATAAACAGATGAAGATAGCTCGTGTTGCAGAGCCTCGTGACAAGATTACCGGTGAAGATTTCAAAGAACTGCGTAAGGCATCTGGTGGCATTGTTAGCTTCTCGACAGGCGGCGAAGTCAGAGGTAAAGAGCCAAGGATTATCGAACTTGACGAACTTATTGAGTTTGGCGATGACGATGTGCGAGAGATCGCAGAATCTGACCGTTTCAAAGAGGACGTAAAGACATTCCGCAAAGGAATGAGTGTAGATGCCTCTGGTATGGCTCGTGGATGCGGCGCCGTAGTTCGTGGCAAAAAGTTTAGCGGCACATTTTAATTGTACGATGGATGTTGCAGACTTCGCAAAATATGTTTATAGCTTGTTGAGTCAGCGAGAGGAGCAAATCGCTGACATGTTAACATCTGGTGGTGTTCAGAACTTTGAGCAGTACCAGCGGTTGGTGGGAGAAGTACAGGGACTTGTCTACGCCAAGGAAGAGATCAAAACCCTGCTGGAGAGAAATTTAGACGATGGCGAAGACATTATACGTTCCTGATCATATCGCAAAATCAAAGGTAAAAGAGCCAGTTTCAGCAGAGTCTGCGTATGTAGAGGCCGAGGCACGAGTTCTAGACCCCAACCTTATAGACAAATCTCTAAAAGAACGCCTGCCGCAACCTACTGGTTGGCGGCTTTTGGTTATGCCATATCAAGGCAAGCTGAAGACAGACGGCGGAATCATCATTCCTAACGAGGCGCGTGAGCGTGAAGCACTGGCTACCGTGGTGGCTTATGTTCTCAAGCTAGGTCCGTTGGCGTATCAAGATCCCAACAAGTTTGGCGACAACCCAGAGCCTTGGTGTGAAGAAGGACAATGGGTTTGCATTGGTCGGTATGCCGGTTCTAGGTTCAAGATTGACGGCGGCGAGGTTCGCATCATCAACGATGACGAAGTGATCGCCACTATCCTTGAGCCTGATGATGTGAAGCAGGTTTAGGGAGATGATGATGGCAGAAGCTGAAGCACAGGTTGTTGAGGAAGAAGTAGAAGTTACTGTTGGTGACGATCAGAAAGGTGCTCCAGTTCAGGAGTCCTTAGATTTATCTGATTCCGATCAGCCGGAAGTCTCTGTGGAAGAACCCGATGAGCTAGACAATTATAGCAAGGGCGTACAGAAACGGATTAAGAAGCTAACCGAGAAGTATCGTTACGCCGAGCGTGACAAAGAAGAAGCGGCTCGGCTTGCAGAAACGCTGAAGAACGAGAATGAACAACTTAAAAACAAGTTGAGCAATCTTGATCAGGGTTATCTTAGTGAATATGGCAGTCGTATTGACTCACAACTGGACACCGCAAAACGTGCGTACAAAGACGCGCATGATCGAGGTGACGTTGACGCCATGTTTGACGCGCAACAGGCACTGTCAAAGATTTCCATAGAACAAGAGCGTTTTCGTTTAGCTAAACAACGTCAGGAACAACAGGTTCCGGCAGCTAACGCTACAGAGATTCAACAACAGGCTTCGGCTCCGGCAGCTAAACCAGATCCCAAGGCTGAAAAGTGGGCTGAACGGAACGAATGGTTTGGCGAAGATGAGATCATGACGCAGGCTGCGATTGTTATTCACAACAATCTTACTGCGGAAGGGTTTGACGGAACCGAAGATGAATACTATGATCAATTGAACAGTCGTCTCAAAGATCGTTTTCCAAACGAACTAGGGGCGAAACAAAACGGGGGAAGTACAAGGGTCGCCTCGGCTTCTACTTCCGCATCCCGCAGCAACAAGCAGGGGCGCAGGACTGTCAAGTTGTCACCATCACAAGTGGCTATGGCTAAAAAACTTGGTGTTCCTCTTGAAGAATACGCTAAGTATGTGAAGGACTAAGCAATGAGTGATGACAGACAACCACGGTCAACGCAGACCCGCGAAAAAGCAACGCGCAGAAAGCCTTGGGCACCGCCCAACCGTTTAGAATCGCCTGATGCACCCGATGGATACAGACATCGTTGGATCAGAACGGCTCTCAGAGGTGAAGATGACAAGATGAACGTCCATGCGAAACTTCGCGAAGGATGGGAACCTGTCAGAGCCGATGAGTATTCCGGATCTGATTTCGCCGTCATCCAAGACGGGGATCATGCAGGTGTTATTGGAAACGGTGGATTGATGTTAGCAAGGATCCCTGAAGAAACAGCGCAGGAAAGAACCGAATATTACCGTGATCGGACACGCGAACAAATGACTGCTGTGGACCAGGACTTAATGAAGGAACAACATCCTTCAATGCCAATCACTAATGAGAGGCAAAGTCGTGTAAGTTTTGGAGGCCGCAAAGGCGGTTCCAAGTAACCATAGTATGAGATAAGGAGTTATTCTCATGGCAAACACCAATGGAAGTTTCGGTCTAAGGCCGTATGGGATGCTGGGTTCAGCACCTAATTCCACTGGTACGACTGAGTATAGAATCGCGTCCGATAACTCAAACCCAATCTTCCAAGGTATGGCGGTTATCCCGCTTGCTGCTGGTGTGATTGATGATCTACAAGCTGCCGCTGGCGGTAACGTAGCCATCGTGGGTGTGTTTAACGGATGTGAATATGTCAGTTCTACCACTGGAGAAGTAGTTCGTTCTAACTTCTGGCCTGGTTCTGGCGCGGATTCTAATTTCCCCGTTAAAGCCTTTTTGTATGACAGTCCTTCGCAATTGTTTACGATTGCAACATCAAACGTAGTTTCTGCGGCTAATACCGAAGCAGAAATTCGCGCAGCGGTGTTTGCAAACATTGCATTTGCAACAGGTAATAGCGGTTCTACCACTACAGGTATTTCCTCTGCTACTGCGGATTTGAATACTATCGCTACCACCAACACGTTAGCTTTGCGTATTATGGGCGTTCTTGACGACCCAGAAAACGCAGACTTCACTGCTGCTGGTATTCCGTTAATCGTTCGTATAAACAACCACTTCAATGCGCCGACAGGCTCCATTGCAGCGGCCACTGTTTCTACGACTGGCGTATAAGGAGGCTGATCAATGGCTATTTCTCGCGCACAACTAGCGAAAGAACTGGAACCAGGCCTCAATGCTCTATTCGGAATGGAGTATGACAGGTACGAGAACCAGCACGCAGAAATCTACACCACTGAGTCCTCAGATAGATCATTTGAGGAAGAGGTCATGCTTTCCGGGTTTGGAGCCGCTCCTACTAAGGATGAAGGTTCTGCCATCAGTTTTGATGACGCCAATGAAGCATTTACCGCTCGGTACAACCACGAAACCATTGCTCTGGCATTTTCGATCACAGAAGAAGCCGTGGAAGACAATCTTTATGATCGTCTGTCTTCGCGCTACACTCGTGCTCTTGCCCGTTCAATGGCTCACACAAAGCAGGTAAAAGCATCCAGCGTTCTAAACAACGCATTTTCGGCTGGTGCATTTGCTGGCGGTGACGGTGTTGCACTCTGTGACGCATCACACCCGCTGACCAACGGTAGCACGTTCAACAACGAGCCTAGCACTGCCGCTGATCTGAATGAGACATCCCTTGAGGATGCTCTGATCAGCATTGCTGGATTTGTTGACGAGCGTGGTCTGAAGGTTGCTCTTCGTGGCATGAAGCTCATCGTTCCTCGCCAGCTACAGTTTGTGGCAGAGCGTTTGATGGTTTCAAATCTTCGTGTCGGCACAGCAGACAACGATGTTAACGCAATTCGTTCGATGGGTATGTTGCCTGACGGTTATGCCGTCAACGACTTCCTGACGGATTCAGATGCGTTCTTCATCATGACTGATGCTCCTCGTGGATTCCTCCACTTTGAGCGTGTGCCTCTGTCTACACAGATGGAAGCAGACTTCGACACCGGCAACATGCGGTTTAAGGCTCGTGAGCGTTACAGCTTCGGCTTCTCAGACCCACGTTGCGTGTTTGGTTCACCAGGCGCATAACCTTAGTTAAGAGCTAGGATGAAAGGGCGGCTTCACAGTCGCCCTTTTTTCTGTTAGCCTATATAGACCTTACTAATGTAGTTCCTCCCTAAACTCGGAGCCGCCAATTGCGGCTTCGCTTTTTTTCGTGTATGGTATTTATACCCTGACAGTCGCATTGGGTGACTGACACTAGCCACGACAGGAGAGACTTAAATGGCTAATACTACATTCACTGGACCAGTGCGTTCAGAAAACGGTTTCAAAGTTGTTTCCAAAAATGCAACTACAGGTGCAATTACGGATGTTGCCACCATTGCATCAACTGGAGTTGTAACAAATAAATTTGTAAAACACGTTGGCTTTGCCACTGGTGTTACTGTGAATACAACAGCAGGTGACAGTCCAGCTATTGGTGAGTTCACACAACCAGCAAACACAATCATCACTGACATTAAAATATTTTGTGATGTTTCTCCTGTCATTGGAACAGGCGATATCGGTTACGAAGTTGGTACTTCTTCTTCTGGCGCGCAAATTGTTGCGGCTCAGACTGATGAAATCCTTGATGGCGGCACAACCGTTGTTGCACACAACGTGACTGTAACCAGCTTGGTTCTTCAGACACAGGACGGCACAACAGCCCCAGCTTCTGTACAGTACACCGACACAGAAAGAACTATTTTCTGCAACATCACCAATACAGTCGATGCAACAACAGCAGGCTCGTTCACATTCATCATCGAGTACGTTCAAATTGCGTAGTTGATTGATTTAGGAGATTGATATGGCAGACGCTGTAACATCGCAAACACTTGTTGATAATCCGAAAACGGCGATATTTAAGTTTACTAATATTTCGGATGGTTCAGGTGAGAGTGCCGTTAAAAAAATTGATGTATCTGCACTGTCTGCAAGTATAGATGGCGATACATGCACCAGAGTTACTATAGAAAAGATTTGGTGGCAGTGTAATGGTATGAAAGTCAAAATTCTGTTTGATGCTACAACAGATGACTTTTGTATTGAATTAGGCGAAAACCAAAGTGGGCATCATGATTACACCTCTTTTGGAGGATTACGAAATCCTGCAAGTTCT